CTGTTATTTTCCAATGAATTGATACGATTACTACAAATATTTAATTTATAAATATCCACTTGGGCATCTTTGGGTATTTTACTCTTTTCATATAATGATGCACGAACCGTATTTCCTTCTGTATCCTTATATACATATATTGGATTTATAGTCGTTAATATTGCTGCAAAAATATGCGCAATTTTAATATAAAATTTAGAAATTCCCATACATACATTTTTTTTTTTATTTGGATTCTTTATATCCACCTTATTTAGCAAATCTTTATTAAAAAATATTATTTTATCTTTCTCATTTATTGGTGCTCCCTCTTTTGTCCTTTTAGATAAATATGTTATTTCTATATCAGTATAGTATCTTTCTATTATATCAGATGTTAGTATAACTAGTTTATCACAATATTCCTTATCATATAGTTTTCTTAAGCTCTTAAAATCCATTGTTAATATATAATGTGTTGCTATATAGTCTAATATTTCAGATATTGGTCTAGGCTCTAATTTATTATCTTCTTCTTCATTTGATGTTGAACTTCCAATTCCCATATATTATATATATTTAAAAAAGTGTTTATATATAAAAGTATTTATATAAAAAATAAAATTGATTTAAAAAAATATATTCTGTTTTATTTAAACAATGACTAATATGACTAATATTATGAATAATGAAAGAACTAAAAAGAACAAAGATAATAATTCTTTGTCTTTACAAGAAAAAGCTAATCTATGGAATGTTTTCGACACTGAAATTATTAATCCAGATAAACCAAATAACACCTTAGAATGTTTATATAGAGTTGCCGGCGACAGAGAAAATTGCGAAAGGTGCCAATTTTCTTTAGCATTTTCCGATGAAGGGTTTCTCACTTGCACTAATAATAAATGCGGAATCATCTATAAAGATATATTAGATCATTCACCCGAATGGAGATACTATGGCGCTGATGATAATCAAAGCTCCGATCCCACCAGATGTGGTATGCCTATTAATCCTCTTTTAGAACAATCTTCTTACGGTTGTCGAGTTTTATGTATGGGCAAATCATCCTATGAAATGAGAAAAATTCGACGATATACCGAATGGCAGTCTATGCCATATAAAGAAAAATCACAATACGACGAATTTCAACGAATTACCATTTATGCAAATAATGCTGGCATTTCTAAGAAAATCATCGACGACGCTATTCGCTACCATAAAAAAATATGTGATTATGAACAATCTTTTAGAGGCGATAATAAAGATGGACTTATTGCAGCTTCCATTTATATCTCCTGCAGAATTAATAATTACCCTAGAACTGCTAAAGAATTAGCCGCCGTGTTCAACCTTGATGTCACCAGCGCTACTCAAGGCTGTAAAAATGCCCAAACTATTTTAAATATCCTCGAAAAAGATATGGATAATAAAGATAAAACCGCATTTTGTAAAACTAAACCAGAAGATTTCATTGAAAGATATTGCAGCAAACTTAATATTAATACTGAACTAACCAAATTATGCAAATTTATCTCCATAAAAATTGAAAAAAATAATTTAATGCCCGAAAATACACCACATTCCATCGCAGCAGGAGTTGTATATTTTATATCTCAATTATGTAATTTAAATATATCTAAACGAGAAGTAAGATTAATTAGCGAAATTTCTGAAGTTACCATTAATAAATGTTATAAAAAACTTGAAAAAATGACTGAAGAATTGGTGCCGTCTGTTATTTTACATAAATACACCCCGAAATCAACACAAACACCTTTACCTATATCTACATAATCCTTTATGTCATATTTAGTAAAATTCGTAATAAAAATAATAATAAAATACTAAACACAAGTATAATGTCAACCATTCCTAAAGTTGTATTTATTATTCCCTATCGAAATCGTCCTCAACATAAATATTTTTTTTCCAATTATTTGAAAAATATTATGAATGACAGCATTTTAAAAGATGATTATGAAGTCTATTTTTCTCACCAATGCGACCCACGTTCTTTTAACAGAGGAGCCACCAAAAATATCGGGTTTCTTGCCATTAAAGATAAATACCCAAATGATTATAAAAATATTACATTTGTTTTTAATGATATTGATACTATTCCCTTTTCATCCATTTTTGATTATGAAACCGTTTCGGGTATTGTAAAACATTTTTATGGATTTACATATGCCCTTGGAGGAATTGTTGCACTAAATGGCTCAGATTTTGAAGCAATAAATGGTTTCCCTAATTTCTGGGGATGGGGTATGGAAGATAACGTTTTACAAAATAGATGCGAAAAAATTGGTCTTAAAATTGATCGCACACAATTTTTCCCCATTGGAAATCCTAACATCCTACATTTATTCGATGGAGTTCAAAGAATTATTAATCAGAAAGACCCTTGGCGCGCTACTCACGATAATGGTATCGACGGAATACGAACTATTCATAAATTAATCTACAATATCGACACTGAATCCACTAATCCATTAGACAATGTCCATATTATTGATGCTAATAATATGTTTATTATCAATATATCCACCTTTATGACTGGAATTAAATTTGAAAATGATAACTATCATAAATATGATTTAAGAGAACCACCCAGAAAAATAATTCATCCTGATAAAATTAAAACGGTCACCTCAGAACATTTTACAGATGATTGGTCTAAAATACCTTTTTATCCAACCATTCAAAAAAAAAATGAAATGATACAAAAATATGGGAAAAATGAAGCTGAACAAATTATTAAATATAGTTATGATAATTCAACCGATCCAACTAAAGAAACTTTACCACCTTCACCTCCGCCTAAGTTTAATATTCCACAAAATATAAATAAGTATTCTCCTGCTTATGCTAGAAGTATTGCAGCAAAGCCAAGAGCAACCCCCAGTGCTAATATTCGTTTAGGCGGTGTTTATCGTTGAAACATTTTTAAAACATTATATAATTATTTTAATATAACATTTTTAAAACATTATATAATTATGTAAACATTATATAATTATGTAAACATTATAAAAACATTATATAAATTATTGTTATAATGACTATTAATTGTTTAGATGATATTAAAAATGCTTTTTACATCAATTTAGAACATAGAACCGATCGTAAAGAACACGTCGAACATCAATTGAATAATATTGGAATTAAAACTACCCGATTTAACGCTATAAAAATGACCAATGGCGCTATTGGATGTAGTTTGAGCCACTTAAAAATATTAGAAGACGCAAAGAAAAATAAATTAGACCATATATTAATCGTCGAAGATGATATCACCTTTCTCGATCCCTCATTATTCAAAACCCAAATAAATAAATTCTTTGAATTACATAATAATAATTGGGATGTAATACTATTTGCAGGCAATAATATGCCTCCATTTGAAATAATAGATGACACCTGTGTTAAAGTTAGCCGATGTCAAACAACCACAGGTTATTTAGTAAACGGTCATTATATTAATGTATTAATATCTAATATAAAAATGGGTCTTACACATTTAATAAATACACCTACTGAAGCAGTTAAATATGCTATAGATAAATTTTGGTTTGTATTACAAAATAATAGCAGGTGGTATTTAATTACTCCTTTAACAGTAGTTCAACGCGAAGACTACAGTGATATAGAAAAACGAGTAACAAACTATCAAGAATTAATGCAAGACTTAGATAAAGCCAAATTATTTAAGGCTATTAAAGAAATGCGTGATAAAAAAGTTATTAAATAATATTTACTTATAAATCGTTAAATAAATATTATTTACTTATAAATCGTTAAAATAATATAAGTTATTATTTCAATGTCAAGTAATAATAATTTAATTACATTCTCAACCTGTTGGTATATTTTGAAATCAAAATTTGATATTAAAACATATTTAATATGGATAACCAATTTATTGTCCATTGTTAGTAATTTTAATTTAGTTATCTTTACTGATTACATTTCATTAAAAACATTAATCAATTTAATTGATTTTACTAACAAAAACATAAAAATAATATTAAAACCTTTTGATTGTTTTTATACATATAAATATAAGGATTTTTGGATTAGAAATCACGAAAAAAGTAATTTAGGGCTACATTCACATATTGATTGGCAAGTAAATATGTTATGGAATGAAAAAGTGTTTTTGGTTAATGAAACAATACAAAATAAATATTTTGATACATTGTATTACGGTTGGTGTGATATAGGTTATTTTCGTAATCGACCAAATAATTTACATACTCATTTTTTAAAAAAATGGCCAAATAATTATAACTTATTAAATGGTCCTTTTAGTAAAAATTGTATACATTATGGCTGCGTTCAAAATAATATTTTCACTTATTCGTCTTTGCAAAATGATATCAAAACACACTATTTAAATAAATTAACAAATCAACCAACATATCAATTAGAAGAACCGTGTTTTGCAGGTGGTTTTTTTCTGTTAAAAAAAGAATTAATAGACACATATATGAAGTTATACGATGAAAAGCTTATGTATTATTTTACACACAATTTCACCATAAAAGACGACCAAACTATAATAATGGATCTCATTTTTACTAATCCAACTCTATTTTGCTCACATACCGAAGATAATTCTAAATTCGACAATTGGTTTATGTTTCAACGGTTGCTTCTTTAATTATTTTCGTTTTTATATTTAAAATTAATAATGATGGAAACGCATACTTATTATTTTTACCATCATATTGGTGATATCTTTCTATATCAATGTCATATTTATCAATTAATTTGTCAAAATACATACCATTACAAAAATAATTTATGATTAATAATGGTGAAAATATTAATCCTAATGAACAAATTACGCCTGATATTAATGGAATTGGCAGAGAATTGTATTTTTTATCGTCAAACTTAATAGAAAGCTTATTGGGCAAACATCCAACACAAAATCCCGAAACAAATCCATAAGAAACACTTGTAATAATTATAATCTTCATTTTTGGAGTTACAAAATTCATATTTTTTCCTTAAGTAGTTTTACTAATATATATATTCGGTTCTTTAAGTTGTTTTCAAAATATGTAGTATCTGTTCTTTAAGTAGTTTTACAAATAATATATTTCGGTTCTTTAAGTAGTTTTAAAATTAATATATATTGGATTTTTCAAATTTTCCAAAAAGTGATTTAGGTTTTCATTTTTGGACATTTATTTTTGTCCAATTTTGAAAAGTCAATCCTACTTTTAGAAAAACGATGCGCAAATGACGATTGTGACGGTAATGCTCTCATTTTCGTTTTTTTATGAAAAAAAGTGTTACCATAATTATTTTTATATATATTTATATAAAAAGGATTTAGGCATTTTTTATTCTATAAATAGAATAGAATTGAATGGAAAAAAATTCCGAAAATGCCGTAAAATATAGTTGTAAAATTTGTCATTTTATATGCTATAAAAGAAGTAATTATGCTATACATTTATCAACTGCAAAACATAAACATAGAACAATTTTGGACAATTTAGAACAAGAAATCGAACAACAACAAAAACTACAACAACAAATAACATTTTCAACACCTTTGTTTAGATGTAAAAAATGTGATAAAGAATATAAAGCACGAAACAGCTTGTGGTATCATGAAAAAAAATGCCAGTATGAAAAGCCTATAGTAAATGATTCAAAAGATAAAGACAGTATAATTAACCTATTACTAACACAAAATAAAGATTTAATGGATCTACTTAAGAATGGGATTATTAATAACACCAATAACAATAACAATATTACAAATATAAACAAAACAACTAACAATGATAACAAAACATTTAATTTAAACATATTTTTAAATGAAACGTGTAAAGATGCTATGAATATTGATGAATTTGTTAGTTCAATCAAAGTTAATCTAGAAGAATTGGAAAATACTGGAAGACAAGGTTATATTGAAGGTATATCAAAAATCATATTAAAACGTCTTAATAATTTAGAGCAAGATTTTAGACCAATCCATTGTTCAGATGCGAAACGTGAAGTATTTTATATTAAAGATAACAATGAATGGCAAAAAGAAAATGAGAATAAACCAATACTTAAACGGGCAATAAAGGTGATTGCAAATGAAAATATAAAACAAATACAAAATTGGCGAAATAAACATCCGGATTGCACCAAATCAGATTCGAAGAAAAACAATTTATATTTGAAAATTGTTAGTAATTCAATGAATGGATCAACAGAAGAAGAAAGTTTTAAAAATATTGATAAAATCATCAGCAATATTGCGAAAGAAGTTATCATAGATAAATCGGCGGTTCTTTAAGTAGTTTTAATATATTATATTCTTGGATATTTTTAAAAAGCCAAAAGTAAATTAGGTTTTCGAAAATGGACATTTATTTTGTCCAATATTGAGAACCTAAATCACTTTTCCAAAAAAACACAGAGAAGACCACTTGTGACGAGAATGCTCTCATTTCCATTTTTCAACAGAAAAAAGTGTTACGATAAAAATTTTATATATTTATATAAAAAACTTAAAGATATTTATAGTTGTGTATATTATGGAATTTGAAGAGGAAAAAATTGAGGAAAATGAGTATTTATTGAGTAATTTATTTTTATGTAAAACGTGTAACTATAATACGTCACGAAAACTAAATTATGATCGTCATATGTTAACTAGAAAACACAAAAAAAGGTTTTCAGCGGCAAATATTGAGCAAATTGAGCAATCCAAAGGATTTCAATGTATATGTGGTAACGTTTATAAATATAATAGAGGTCTGTCAAATCATAAAAAAAGTTGTGATCTACATAAAACTGATAAAATAATATCCAATAACGAAATCACACCAGAATTGGTATTAAAAATCATCGAACAGAACAAAGAATTAACTAATATTATATTACAACAAAATACTACAATTAATAAACTCTGTGACAATACTAACACCAATACTAACACCAATATAACTAACAATACTCAAATTAATAATTCTGAAAATAACAACACATTTAACCTGAGTTTTTATTTAAACGAAACATGTAAAAATGCAATGAATATTGATGAGTTTGTCGATAGTATCAAATTAAGTTTGGAAGACCTTGAATACACTGGACGAAAAGGTTACATTGAAGGTATATCCAATATTATTCTTAAAAATCTTAAGCGATTAGGAGAATATGATAGACCTATTCATTGTTCTGATAATAAAAGGCAAATATTATATATTAAACATAATAATATTTGGAATAAAGAAGATGATAATAAAACTATACTAACAAATGCTATAAAGGTGATTGCTAATCAAAATATAAAACAAATATCTAAATGGAGTGACCAATATCCTGACTGTAAAAAATCAGATTCAAAGAAAAATAACCTATATTTACAAATATTAAGTAATTCTATGTGCGGAATTGATAAGGAAGAAACAGATAAAAATATTGATAAAATTATATCAAATGTTAGTAAACACGTGACCATAAATAAAAATAAAAAATAATTAGGTTATTGGTATCTTTTTCCAATCATCCAAAAATAAATCTGATGTATATTTTTTAGCCTCTGGACTAAACCATTGATCTGGATAACATACTATTTTTTCTGGATTTGTGTTTAAATATGCTCCCCACCAACTAAATGTGCTATTTGCTATTATATTGTGTTGACACAGGCTCATTAATAACATTTGTTCCCAATCTTCTAATTGTGGATCTGCTCTAATAAAATTTATTTGTGGAAAATAGGGTTTTAAACTATCAATTATTTCGTTTACTTCATTTACGCTATCATTTTCACAAAAATATAAGACTTTATATTCTTTAAGTCCATTTCCTTTAATATAATTTAACGCATTTTTATAATATGTTTCCGTTAATAATGTATATATATTTGGATACTTTTTATAATCCCCAAATCTAAAATGCATTGAAATATAAGTTGTTTCATTAAAATCGATGTAAATCTTATTTTTTACGATTGATTTCTTTAAATCAATTTTTAACAATTTATATATGGTTTCTTTATAATTATTGAAATATTTTGGACTTTGAAAGTAACCAACTAACAAAGTGTTAGTACTTGTTGAATTTATAGGTAGTACTTGATATTTAAAGTCATTTTCTGTTATATATGTTAATTGTGGTATTTCATTTATATTTCTTAAAAACGGATGTAAAGCTGACAAAAATGTATTCCAATAGGTATATCGTATGGTTGACCCGTTGGAACCGTTACCTAATTGATAATTATTTAAAAAGAAAAAAGGTTTTGAATTTTCTATAGCATAAGAAATGGTCGTAAAAATTTGAAATAATTGATTGCCTAAACCTCCGCATAATTTTGAAGATATCATATTTAAGTATAATTAAATATAATAATATAAAAAGGCGATTACAACATATAGGTATAAAATCTTAATGATTGATTAAAAAAAGTTAAGCATTATTTAATTGTATAAAATGTTGATGTTTTGTGCTATTATGATGTTCACGTATACTTGACTTACGAATTTCAGAACCACATTCACAAATAAACAACTCCTTTTGTTTTTCAAGTATTTTTTCTTTATTATTTTGATACCATTCATTTTTTCTCTCCCTTATTTTATCTTTATTTTCTTCAAAATATATTTTTTGTTGTTCTGTTATTTTTTCTTTATTTTGTTCTCTATATATTTTATATTTATCCAAAACTTCTTTTTTATGCGTTTCATAATGCTGTTTTTTATATTGTTGAATTTGTTCTTTATGAGTTTCTCTATATTCCTTTTGTTGTTGGTTTAATTTAAGTCGTTTTTCTTCTTTTTGTTTTAACATTTCTTCTTCGCTAATCTCTTGACAAAACTTTTCTGGATTATTTATTTTTTCATAATATAAAAGGTGAATTTTTGATTTAAAATGTCTATTTTTATTTCCAAATGTATATGATTTTTCACATTCACATTGAATAATTTGGTTTCTCTCTTCTTTTAACTTTTCTTTATTCGCTTCTCTCCAATCTTTCTGTGCCTTTGCTGTTTCTTCTTTATGTGTTGCTTTATATTCTTTTTTTTGTTCTTTTAATTTTTCTTTATTTTTTTCCATATATTCTTTTTGATATTCTGAAATTTTTTCTTTGTTTTCCTGTGCGTATTCTTTTTGATATTCAATTTTTTCTTCTTTATTTTCTTCGTAATGTTTTTTTGCCTTAACTAAAACATAATCTTTTTTTTCTTCATACCAATTTTTTTTATATAATTGGGGGTTTTCTTTACACATAGCATATGGTTTATTTTTATTTAATGATGCTCCTGTTTTTTCAATCCAATATTGTTCAATAGATTCTGCTTCCCTTCTATCTTTGCAATTGTGTTCTTCTATCTGTATCATTGACCAATTATCCCATCCTCCATAACATCTTATAAACTGGTATACATATATATTACAAATTATATTATTACACGCAGTTTTATGTTGTTTTTTTCTTTGAATAAAATTAGTTGTATGACCAATATAAATATCAGTTATATTGGGATCTTTACAACAAATTTTATAAATAATTGTTTTAGAGTAATCCGTTTGATGTTTTGGCATTATAATTATTTATATAATGTTGTCTTTAAGTTAAAATTTTATAACACATTATAACACATTATAACACAATATAATATTTCAATTTAACTAAAAATCATTTATAAACTCGAAATCGTTATCAGATATCGTTTTATTTGCCAAAGCATATTCAGATATCGATTTCTCGAACATGTTCGTTTTAGACTCTAAACTAATCATTTCCATCCAATCAAAAGGGTTCCTACCATTATAAATCTTTTTGTAACCAAGTTGAACGCATAAACGGTCGGCGACAAACTGAATATATTGCGTCATAAGGTCCGAATTCATACCGATAATTCTGCACGGTAATGCATCGCAAATAAATTCTGTTTCAATTTCGACGGCTTCTTTAATAATTTCGTGAATGCGAGTTTTGTCCATTTTTTTAATAAGTTTCGAATACAATAGCACCGCAAATTCGCAGTGAAGAGCCTCATCACGTGAGATCAATTCGTTACTAAAGGTTAGCCCGGGCATTAAACCGCGTTTCTTAAGCCAAAAAATACTACAAAAAGCCCCGCTAAAAAAGATGCCTTCAACGCAAGCAAATGCGACTAAACGCGTAGCAAAACTGGATCGTTTATCGTGAATCCATTTTTGAGCCCAATCGGATTTCTTTTTAATGCAAGGGAAATTGGATATAGCATTAAATAGCTTATGTTTTTCTTCTTTGTCTTTAATATATGTTTCAATTAGGATACTATAGGTTGTGCTATGAATATTTTCCATAGCTATTTGAAATCCATAGAATGCCCTTGCTTCTGACACCTGAACATCCGACATAAATCTTTCGGCCAAATTTTCTAAAACAATTCCATCTGACGCGGCGAAAAAAGCCAAGATCATAGAAATAAAGTATTGTTCATTTTTTTCGAGAGCTTCCCAATGGGTTAAATCTTTAGATAAATCGATTTCTTCAGGGCGCCAAAAACAATCAACTTGTTTCTGATACATATCCCATATATCCTGGTATTTAATTGGGAACATCACAAATCTGTTATCGTCAGGTATCAATAAAGGTTCTGTAGTATTCTTCGCCATCCTAAAGTATATATACTATAGATTTTATATTTATTTCATAATATATATTAAATTCATAAAAATTTAATAACTTAATAAAATAAGAATGAAGGTGCCATTGGGTGAAAGAGACTTACACTTATTACAAATTGAGACGGAAATAAAAAATAAAAAAAGGCTTTTAATTAAAAAGAAAAAGGATTTAGATAAAAAATATAAGGTTAATCACTATTTAAGTGATGTGAAACAAAACTATTCAAAATATTATCAGTATATTGTTAAAGAAAAACAACAACAATATAATGCACTTTTACTACTTGAGGAATATATGGATGATTTAATGAAGACCGAAAAACTAGTAGATGACCAGCTTAGAGTGGCAAAACACGACCAAAGAGATATTATTAAAGAAATTGATAAAGTTAAGGATGAGTTAGATGAATTAATTGAATAAAAGTTATTTTAGATAAAATAAAATAATAATATATAGATGTCGAGTGATCCATTTACTAATATATTTGATCAAATAAATGATAAAGGAAATAAAATTAATACAAAAATACAGGAGTTAATGACAAACAATAATAACCATAATACAGAATTAAAACAAAGGTTGAATGCGATTAATCAACAAATTATAAACTTTCAACCAAACTTAGTAGAATTAAAAAAAAATAAAACTGATTTAGATGCAGCAAAAATTGAATTAGATACTACAAAAAAAGAGCTAGCCAATTTACAAACTAGTCTTTCAGATGCAACTAATCAGATTAGTAATTTACAAAGTCAAATTGCTACAATTACAAGTGAAAAAGAAACATTAACACAAGAAATTGCAAATTTAAATGACGAAATATCTCAAATAAATAGAGAATTAGCAGATAAAACAACACAACAAGAACAAACAGATCAACAAATTGCTAATCTTACACAACAAAAACAAGAACTCGAAAACCAAATACAAACGTTAACGGGACAGGTTGATGAAGCAAATAGCAATGAAAAACAAGCAACTGATGAATTGAATAATTTAAAAACAACACAAAACAACTTAATTCAAAATTTAGAAAGTGTTAATAAAATATTACTTGATCAAATAGCCAAAATTGAAGAAATAAATGATACATCAAATACTAGTTTTACAGATTACACCGGTTTATTAAATTCAATACAAACTGGTTTAAATGATGTTATAACTGGAATTAACGGAACAGCATCAACAACAGGAACGACACCACCCCCTTATGATGCTGAGAAAAATTATAAAAACCTTGAAAAAATGTTGTTAGATTCCCCTGTGGAAATGAGGAATTTTGTAAACACACTTAATATAAGCGAAGATGAAAAAATAAGAATGAAAAGAATTAGTGATAAAGAAAAGAAAGAAGATATAAAAAACATTTTAACAAAAAACAATTTAATAATACCAGATATAACTAAAGGAGGAAAGCGTAAAAGTAAAACGATGAAAAAGAGACATAAAAACATTGGATCTCGTAACCTTGGATCTCGTAACCTTGGATCTCGTAACCTTGGATCTCGTAACCGTATGAAAAAAAATCAAAAAGGCGGTTACACTTATAATGATCCTTCAGCAAAACTGTTATCAAAATCTTTATCAAACCCTTTATCAAACCCTTTATCAAA